ATGGTACAGATCATCTGGCGCTTCTCGCCGTTGATCTTAGTAAAGTGGATCTTACAGGTATGAAGGCGTAGATCTTGCAACAAGGTGTCGCGATTCACATAGGTTTGCATTATATAGTCTCCAGTTATAGCGATTCATTAAGTAGTACGGCCGTTGATTGAGTCTTGGAATTGACCATCTCAGATAGCTGAGAGTATCCACCGATGTGGAATCCATCTACAACTACTACGGGATATGTCTTTGCGTTAGGGAATCTCTCGAGTAAGATCTCGCGAGTAAAGTCTCTGTCGAGCTTCTGCTCATTGAACGGGATGTTCATGGTGTTTAGCAGCTGCTTGGCTCGATTGCAGTATGGACAATTGTCCTTTGAGTATATTTCCACGTGTCCAATCATAGTCCTATTATAACCTCTCTTGCCAATATTTGTCAACATCTAATTTCAGGAGTGGATTATATCCATTCGTCAGCATGTCTATCATGATCATTTCTTCTAATAACATATTCACCTCAAGCTAAGTTGCTGATCTTTCAGACCTTTTTCATATTTATTAAGTTTATCTAGGTAGCCTCTATTGCGAAGCTCCTTGAATATCAGGTTCTCAAATGAGAACTCACCTCCGCTGGAGATCGCCGCGGCTCTCATGTCGGACATCTTTTTCTTGAACTCTTTTACAGCGCTCTCACCCATCTTGTTCTTGATGATGTCGTCGATCGTCTTCTTGTAGAATAGAACTTTGCGCTTTAAGTTGATGTCGTTGGCAAAATTGTATTCGCCTTGTACAGGACGTTGGATCCACTCGTCTCTCTTGAGACTGTAAACCCCCTGACCTTTTTGATAGGGCTGATCGGTTCCCTGAGCGTATGGTTCGATCGGGTACCCGTAGACTGATATATTATGGGTGAGGGTCCAAAGAGTCTTCTTTGACTGGAGATAATCATCTACTAAAGCCCTGTCGTTGCTGATCTTATTTCTATCAAGTACCAAGTGAACGTCGATGTCCGACATCTTGGTATAGTTGTAGTTGCAGTTACCACCGATCATGATAATGTCCTGCACGATGTTCATGGGAATGTTAGCGAATCCTGCCCACGCATAAGCAAACGAGATTAACTTATCTCTAACTTCAGGCTTAAGCTGCCAATCATCCCACAGTTTTGGATTAAGCTCGTTATGGTACTCAAGACTGATCTTCGTCTCGTGAATGTGTTCTTTTTTGGCAAGCATCTTAGCTAGCTTGTGGAATCCCTTCTCATCCTTGTATGGAGTGAGGTCGAGATCGTGTGGTACTTTCTGTACCTTCTCGTGCTCAATGGGCTTGATGAATGGCTTAATATAGTCCTGATAAGAAGTGAAGTTGATGCCGGCTTTCGTAACCGCCTGTGCCTCGAAGTAAGTGGCGATCTTGTGAGCAGACTCATAGCGATAGTCGTAGAGATCAATCATAGCCTTCTCTACGAGCTCGTGAACCTTGAGGAACTTCATGAGATCGACGCCCTTCCACTTTGTCTGAAAGTGGCGATCGCAGTATACTTTACTGGCGTCTTTACTATATCCACAGAGAAACGGGATGTCGAAACCATATATCACTGGAGTCGAGTGTATCTTAGCCAAGCGAGCCTTGAACTTGGGATTAGCCAAGAGCTCCCTGTATGCGTCAGTCTCTTTCTTACTGAGTACTGGTATTGACTTTATTTTACCGAACTTCGCCATTGAATAACTCGTCTATTTGATCTAATGTATTTATTGTAGAATCTCGCTCGCATAGGAACTTGAATCTTTCTTGGTCGGTGGTCCACTCGTTACCATCCCACCACTCAAATCCAGCAAACTTATTTTTATAGACGCTGCCCTTTTCATATCCTTGGCCGATGTAGAGATGCTCGTACCCGAGTTTCTTTGCATACTCAACTTCAAAGTTAACGATCACTTTGCCTATCGATAATTTAGGATTGTGATAGTTCCAAGACGTAAACTCAGACTCAATCCCGCCGTCGTACTTCTTAAACTTAGTGAATGCCACTGGGACTCCACTATCTTTAAGTAAAAGCCACTCGGCCCTATGCTGCTCGAGAAAGAGATCAAACTCTTCAGTGTATCCCTTGTAGTCCAAGAACTCTCGATAGATCTTGGCAACTACGTCTAGGTCGGTGGTAAATCCGGCAGTGATTGAAGATAGAGTCTTGACTGGAATATAGTCATCTAGGCGGAGGCGAACACTCCTGCAGTTATACCACCTGTTATTCCAGATAAGCCAGCCGTTCTCAAGAGCTTCTTTCTCGTCTAGGTCTTCCGTATCTAAGTCGAGTCGTGTCAGCTGGATATTCCACCTCTCCTGTGATCCAAAGAAGTGGCTGACTTTAGTTTTTAGCAATTTGATCTCCCTATGGGATGTATTTTATTGAGTAGTCTTCTTTTATATCAATTGCCTTCCCTAAGTCAGACCTGTTATTTATGCTATCCCATACTAGATCTTGATAACCAAGTTGTTCTATTCGATCGTGTATCTGCTTGTCATAATAGTCAAAGATGCCGCGTGATGTTCTCTGTATCTCTGAGTTGCGTGTGTTGGTGGTGTTCTGTCCGTCCTCGCGTACTCTCTGGAAGTAGAGCACCGAGTTGATGTGGATTACTCGAGTGTTGAGGAATGATCTCACCGAGAGCTCGTGATCATCTGCGATGCCTAAGTTCTTATTGTGGCCACCGACTTCTACGTAGAAGCTCTTACGCCAAGCTCTAACGTGGTTGGGAAGTCCTACGTTGTGGCGAAGAGTCCTTGAGTTGAGTGGTATAGCGCACGCAGTAAATGTATCTGGTCCATACTCAAACTCGTAGTAGGTACCGCAGCCCATTCCAAAGCCCTCGCCGTAGGTGCGGCTCTGCATGTCAGGATAAAACTCAACGCTGTCGCTAAAGAGATAGCCGGCTTCAGGATGAGCTGTAAATGCGTTTAAGATGATCTCAAGTGCTTCTTCAGTCAAGATGTCGTCGTGATCAAGCTCAACTAGAATATCGCCGCTGCAGAGAGATGCAGCCTTGTTCTTGAGATAGCCAATGACGCCAGATCTCTGAGATCGCTTGTACACCTTGACTCGATAGTCTCTGCTTGCGAGATCACTCAGCATTGTAAATGTAACATCGTCTGTTGAGTCGTCAATGATAACCCACTCCCAGTTCTTATAGGTCTGGTTGCAGAGACAGCGATGCGTCTCAAAGATCATGTTACCGGTGTTGTACGTCGGTGTGAATACGCTGATCAATTTCTCGACCGGTTTTATCACAGCAGAGATGTAGTGCTTAAACAGGTAGTCGCCATCGAGCAGGTGAATCATATCAATCGGGTTGATGTATAGGATCTTATTCTCGTACTCACTGTTAACCGGTAAGTCAGAGCAGAACTCCTGATCTACAACGATCAAGTCAATCTTACATGTAGCCAGCACCTCGTCGAGAACATTCAAGCTCGATACGAAGTGAAGGTTGAATGTCTCGGCAAAGCCCTCGGCCGGATTTGGTGTAGTTCTCGGATTGTAGTCGTTGGGAAACTTCTCAGCGACTATTAGTATGTTGGGATGTCCGTTCATTTACCACCTGGATAATAGAGATAATCAATCTTGTCAGTGAACTCATCGTAGATCTTATCAATCAACTCAGCATCTCTACTTACTACACCGAGACCATACGAGCCGCTGAAGTTTAGCTTAGGCATGTTGATCTCTGAGAAGAACTTACCCACACCAAAACCCGGCTTGTATGCTCGTGTATCATGCATAAGGATGACGCCATCATGCTTGAGCATTGGAAGCCAAGTATTGAAGTCGTGCTTGACCGCTTCATAAGTATGCAGCCCATCGATGTGAATGATGTCGGCGAGGATGCAGTACCTCAATTGCTCAGCTACCTCATCAAAGTATCCCTTGATGAAGTTTATATTTGTCAGGTTATGCTTTGCCTTGAAGTCGTTAACGACCTGCTGAGTATCGCGAAAGCCTGACTGGGGATCTCCCTCGAAGCAGTCGATACCTGTTACATCGGCACACCTGTTGCCGAGAGCGAACGAGAAAGTTGACAGCCCGTAGTCTACACCAAGATCAATGATCTGAGGATAATCCCACTGAGCCGCCAACCACTTTGCAAACTTCACATGACCTTCCCAAGTATTCGAATACTCGATAAGTTCGGATAATGGATGACTCATTAGTCTGCAATCTCATTCTTAGAGTCTAAGAGCTCTGCACTCTCAATAGACTGATAGTTGTATCTACCAAATGGATCTTGGTTAGTCATCCCAACAGGCATGATGTTAAATGATATGATATATCTATCATCATCTCCCTGATGAGTTGTTGTCGTTTGATGAGACAACCATGCTGGAAAAACAATCATAGTTCCTTCTACAAAAGGTTCTGTATGTCTGGCTAGTTTTTCATAGAGAGATAACTTAGATCTACCTGGAATTATAGCAGGAACTATGATTTGTCCCATACTATGACTGTTATAAAAAGTAGTACCATTTGTATTCTCAGGACCGCTTAAGTAATATACTCCAGCTAGAAAAGTATTAGGGTGTATATGTCTATGATGATTCCCACCGTTAGGTTGCTTAGTCATCCATAAGCCAGATATATCAAAACTAGGTACGTATCCTAAGTTATTAAAAACCGTATTGATACTCTTGTCTAAGAAAGTGACAAATGGCTTCATCACTTCTTCACGATGCATGTTGGGATGCGTAAACTTTAAGCTATCACGCCAAGTATTCTCTTGCCAAACACTATCATCTCTAGAATATTCGAGTAAGTTATTTTTTAGATCTGCATGACCATTAAACTTAAACTTATGAATAGGAGTTCCAAATAGCTCTTTATATTCCATAACAAATCCTTAAGCTGCTAAGATGTCCTTCAATCTATCAGCGGCGTATGAAGCTGCAAATGCATTTGGCTTAATCATCGGCACAACATTACACATGCCGCGGATGTAGCCGACTGCCTGCTGAGCCACGCATGAAGAGCCGTGCATGACGTCTGGATTGATGTCGAGATGAACTTCAAAGTGGCGATCGCCTACGCACTCGGCCAAGTCGAGATAAAGCTGAGCAGCCTTCATCACCTCGTTCATGAGACGCATTGCTGGCTTATCTTTCTTCTGGTCGTAGTCGCGCTCAGTCACTACCTCGCCGAACACCTTGCATCCCCTGCAGCCGTCGTGGTGGATAACAACCGCGAGTGTGTAGTCGGCGTACCACAATCCTTTTCTATTGTGTCGCTCGGAGTCTGCTCCAATGTAGATCTTAGTGGTGTCGCTTGTGTTTCTGATGAAGTCTCTAACTTCTTCTAAGTTCATCTGTTTCATGATATTCTCATTTTGGTAGATGTGATCGCTGAACCTTAACTAAGATTGCTTGATTATAATAATCATCTCGGAACAATATGTCAACCGCAAACTGGGCTTGAGCTTCATAATAACTGAGCTCACCTTTCTTGGTACAGAATCGCGTGATTTCTCTTTTGAAGCTGTGGATTCCAAGCTTTTGGACGTCTTCCGCCAGCTCTCTATTGGAACCGTAATAATCTTTCCAGTCGCTTTCAACGAGTGATCTCTTTTTCTTGCCCTTGACGACTTTTGTCTTGGTTCTCTTCAGGAGTTTCTTACCAATGTACTTCTTATTGTTAGTGAGGTTCGTGATTAGATACACGAACCCCAAGTAGTTTTCTAACACTTCAGAATCGACAACCTGCCCGTTATAGAGCCAAGGGTTGTCATAGGACATTACTCGTCCTCGTCTTCCTCATCATCATCTTCATCCTCTTCGAAGAGTTCTTCATCTTCGTCTTCGTCGAGATCAAAGCTGGCATCGTCAAGTGCTGAGTCAAATGCTGAGTCCATGCCGTAGCACTCATCGAGATTTTCACAGTCATTCTCTATGAAAACTTCAATAAGAGCAGCATATACTTCTTCTCTGACTAACTCATCGTCGATGCGGTCTTTAAGCGCTTCGATGATGTTATCCATTATGGTAGAACCTAATTTCCAACTCATGTCTTACTCCTTACACTGCTTTTTCTTGTCTGCTGCGATAGTCTTAAGATCAGCCGCTGGTACAGGATTCTTAGAAGTCTTGGAATCAGGTACTGGGAATGTGATGCCACTCGCCTTCTCAACGTCGGCGACAGTTACCTGATATTTAGTAAAGTCTGAGTCAAGACCATCCTTATGTGGGAATAAAAATGCATAGGTCTTCTTGGTAGTATTGTCGGTAACGATCTTGAACAGAGCATCCGGTACCACTACCTTGTCATCGCCAATTGTCTTAGACGAAGAGGAGTAGACGTTACCTGCATAGATCGTGTGAGCGTGCTTTGTCTGGTAGACCCAAGCTCTCGCAGCCGACTCGAGGTTCTTCCAAGTGCCGCGATTAACTGAGGGCAGCTGAGGACTCATGTTTGACATGTAGAAAGACTCATGCTCTACCTGATCATCCCACGACATGTCGGCGTCGTTTGCTAGATGACCCTGATCGTAGCCAGAATGGGCGTAATCAGCGGGAGTAGAGCGGGCTCCGTTAGGTAGAGATTGATCAGTAGCGAAAGCATTAGTCCGAGCAACGCAGCCAATAGCATGCTCAGGCGTAAGAGTCCAAGCAACCCAATTCGGGATCTTAGCAACTGGGTCATGCTCCAAGATATAAGCATTGCGACAGATAACTGGGTGATTAGCAACGGTTGAAGGTGTGCCATAGGGTACCTGCGCTGCGCATGAAGCTACTGGTTTAGGTGGTTGCTGGTCCGCTGCAAATGTAGCGGTTGTGAATAGTACTAGACTATAGAGAAAAGCTTTTAGAAGATTCATTATAATGGTTCCTTCCATATAAATATAATTGTAGTTCGCGGATGCCAGTCCCAACTACTCTAAACCTAAACAGTAGGCTCAGCTTATGCATATTTATCTTACCCAAGAGATCTCTGATTCGATTTCAGATGCACTCAATTTATCAAGAATAAAGCAAGATTCCACTTCGATTGAAATAGAAAATAAACCTATTCCCGCGTGGAATAAAGGTATACCTCATTCTGAAGAATCGCGAAAGAAAATGTCTCTTTCACGCACAGGGGTAAAAAGATCAGAATCTTTTTGTAAAAAAATAAGTGAATATAATACTGGACGAAAGTGGTCTGATTCGCGCAGAAAAAATCACACTAGTACAAAAGGAAGAAGCTTTGGTCCAAGAGACGAAGAAACAAAAAAAAATATTTCTAATTCTCTATTAGGTAGACCAAAGACTGAAGAAACAAAACAGAAAATGAGAAAACCCAAATCCCCAGAAGCGATAGCCAATATGACTATCGCTAGAAGAAAAAGACTTACAGAGAAAAGTCTTTGAATGTTTCCGAAGATACATCCTTCTTAACGCCACCAGTAATGTAGCTGGTGATCTCTGTTTCCTGTGGAGCGACTTGAACCTCCGCGCCGCTGATCCACTTCTGTGTCCATGGCAAGGGGTTTGATCCATTCTTATATATAGGCGTGAGACCAACAGCAGTCATACGCTTGTTGCAGATCCACTCAACGTAGTCGTTGAGAAGACTCTCATTAAGACCGATCATAGATCCGTCTTTGAACAGGTAGTGAGCCCAAGCCTTCTCCTGCTCAGCTGCATCCTTAAACATCTTGATGCACTCGTCTCTAGTTTCTTCTTTGATTTTAGCAAAGTCAGGATCATCGGTAACGAGTACCTTGAGCAACTGTTGAGTACCGGCGAGATGCAGGTTCTCATCGCGAGCAATCAACTTAATGATCTTAGCGTTGCCTTCCATCTTCTTTAGCTCGGCAAACGCCCACGAGCATGCAAAGCTGACGTAGAAGCGAACACCCTCAAGGATGTTGACTGACATAAGCGTAAGCCACAGAGCTTTCTTGTGCTCATACTTTTCGTGAAGAATCTTTTGACCTAAATTTTTTGCATGTTCCAAGTCGTTATTATAAGCAATCAACTCATCGTAGTACTTGCTGATGTCGCCAGCGCAGTCTACGATCTCCTGCATGTCTAGAATACCGTCGAACACCTCTGATGGGTTAGAGTAGATGTTTCTGATAATATGAGTGTATGATCTAGAGTGGATGGACTCGCTAAATGCCCATGTAAGGATCCAGTTCTCAAGTTCTGGTAGACTACAAATTGGACCGAAGGCGACCGTAGGAGCTCTGCCTTGAACACTGTCGAGTAGGATCTGACGCTTGAGGTTAGAAGTGAAGATGTGCTGCTCATGTGGTGTCAATCCCTTGAAGTCTTTAGCATCGCGATAGATGTCGATCTCTTCTGGACGCCAGAAGAACCCGAGCTGCTGAGTCGTCAGCTTCTCGAGGAATGGGTACTTCTGCTTGTCGTAGCGAGCAATGGTAGGCGGATCATCAAAGAATGCTCTTACTTTTGTAGAATCTTTACGGTTAGTTGAATCGAATACACTCACAGTACACTTCTTTCTTTTAGTTCGTCTACTTCTGTATAGAGTTCCATTGGAACGATATACTTGTACCAATCTTTGATCGGCTTATCTTTCTCTCTGACCATCACGG